TAAAAACGAAGGATTTGCGTTTGCCATGATCTATGGACTTTCTAAAAAATAAATGGAATTGAGATCCACTTACTTCACTAGAATTTCTGAGCACAAAGTTGTCCACCTCGGTGGGCTTTCTGTGAAATCAGTTAATAAGTTTGGAACCACCTCTAAAAGTAGAAGTGTGGTTATGGCGAGACATGAGGGCATCGAACCCCCAACCTTTAGTTTTGGAGGCTAACGCTCTGCCTGTTGAGCTAATGTCTCACTGGTTCCCCGTGTCCGTCTCGAACGCACATAACCTGCTTTCACAGCAGGTGCTTTAACCAGTTAAGCTATTGGGGAATTGGTGTCCCGTTCTTCCTGATCAGGGAAAAGGTGGGACTGACCTTAAGCAAGGCATCGTTGGGCGAACCCGCAGAGCTGCTGCTTGCCTCCAAGTCTAAGACAAGGAGGGAGACGCTTTACAACACGTTAGGTGAACGTGCAATCTTCTGTTCAACTGACTTACGATAAGCAGAATCACGGGCATACCGTGGATCTTTCATCGCAGCTTTAACTTCGTGATTGGAGTTAAATTGGTCAGCTACAGTAGTTGTATTTTGAGCTTTTACGAATGTTGGCTCTTTACCATTTGCAGCCGTGTAACGGGCTTTTAATCCAGCAAGGGCTAACTTAGCTGCATCTGCATTGGGAGAAGATACGGATGAGTTATACGCATCAATCTCAGCAGGTGTCATATTAGCTTTAGCCCATGTAGTCATCTCTGAATACACCTGATCTCCACCTACAGAGTTTTTAAGATCCGCTTCATGGAGTTGAGCACGAGCCTGTTGACCAGCAATGTAGCTATCGACCAAAGTCTTGTCGTAGCCAGCAGCCATTAACTTAGCGTAGGAAGCTTCTGATAGCTCACCCTTAGTATCGAACTCTTGGGAGAATTCAGTTAGTGATAGGTTCGCTTTAGTTAATGCGTCATCCACAGCCTTAGTGTCATCTGGAGGTGTCACCTCAGATTTACTAGGGTCTACAGGAGGATCTACTGGCGGTGTATTAGCTCCCAACTTAGATTCAAGGGCAGCATAAGATGCAGCCATTTCTTCAGGTGACTTGAACTTCTCAGGCAACCATGCAGGACGGTCACCAGCAGGAGGAGTTTCAGGGTCAACTACAGTGGCAATACCATTAGCCTTATCAATCATCTTCTGATTGTGGTCTGCTGGTGCATCCCCTGTTGTTTCGGGAGTCTGTACTACTACAGTATTAAGTGTCATGTGTTCCTTAGAATTCTGTAATTACTTGACCATCTGGGAACACCTTGATTGCAACCGCAGTAGCATCAGGTGTGAAGTGGATTGCCTTAGCATCTTCACCGTGGTACGTAATACGAGGATCTTCTTCATCCACAATATTAGCAAGGCCATCAGCCAATTCAGGGATTGGATCAGGTTGAGGCTCTTGAACAGCAGGTGTATCTACTGTCTCTGTGGGTTCTACAGTTGTGGCTTGTTCTGTCGCTTCTGGAGCAACATCTTGATTTTCTGACATTTGTGTTCCTGTTAGAAGGAGTAGATAACTATTCCATTCTCTTGAATGAAAATAGTCTTAGCATCTGACTCTTGGTTATATGGATGTTTCTTAGCTTCTTCGTTCTGGTATGTAACCACTGCCTCAGTGGAGGGATCTCTCCCTAGATCCACTGGTGCAGGTTCTTCACGAATAACATCATCCTCATTAAGCACTGGCTTGGGGAGCTTGGGCTTCTTGGTTGGCTTGTCCGTCATTTGCAATCCTTTGTTTAGCTGCTGCACCCATCTGATTAATAGCTGGAGCTACGGCTTGATGAGCCATTGCCATCATTGCCTGTTGCTGTTGTGCTTGAGCTGCTGCTTGTTGTTCTTGTTGCTGTTGCTCTGGTGATTTAATCAATCCCTTGATGTCAATTCCTAGTGCAGTACCAACACGCATAATTGCATCGTCTACGTTTAGCTTCGACATAACAGCCTCTGCTCCGAGAGTCTGAGTGAGTATTGTGAGGAAGGACTGGAGCTTCGTCAAGTCATTTCCACGACCTAATGCTTCCATGCCTGTCACGATTACTGGCTCAACTGTGTCCTTAGGAAGCGTTGGGAGCTTCTTGGCACGTTCCATTGCGAACATCAATCGCTTAACTACTGGTAACTGTAACTCTTGACTGAGGATTGAGTAGATTCCACCGAGGGCAGACTCTAGCTCATTAGCCATGTACCGAATTTCTTCAGCAGTTACACGGTCACCATTCCGCTGAATAGCAGAGTTAAGTAGGAAGGCATAAGCCAACCTCTCTTCAATGGTCTTGATTGTTTCCAGAGCCACACGGTAGTCATTGTATTTATTCAGCCCTAAAGCTGTTACATCTTTCTCCATGCCTTCGAGGATTGCGCCATTGGCTGCTTGCTCTAAAGCTCGTGGGTCTGTAGTTCCGTTTGGGTTAACAAGGAATACAGTCTTGGCAGCAATAGCTGAACCCTCCACAATCGCTTGGGAAAGACCATCGAGAGACTTGATGTCCCCTAGGTACTCTTCAACGTAACTGCGACCATAATCCTCATTATCAACACGAGAGAATCGTACTGGTATCCAAGGGGATTTATCGAATGGGTATGTACCATCAGAATTAGGGATCTTTTTACCCTTAATCTCTTGATACACTTCCCACTGTTTACCCTCAAGGTACACATGGGTGTACATCTTCAATGCCTTCTCACGGGAGATGTTGTCAGTCTTAGCATCAGGATCAAACCCAATGAATGCTTGAATCTCTTTAGAGAGTGTGGCTGGAGATACCGACTCTTCTACTACGATGTCTAATACATTGCCATAGGGATCTCGTTGAACCATGTAGCGATCTAGGTGGAATACTCGCATACCGCCCTCTTTCGGAAGGTACAGCAATACGTTACCACCCACTACTAAATGCTTCATTGCTTCAAAGCCAGCAACTCTGATAGCACCCTTCTCAATTTCAGTCTGTACTGCTCTCTCAATCTTGTTGAGACCTTCTTCTACCTGCGCTCTCATTCCCTCTTGCTTAGTGAGTTCTTCTAGTGTGAAGTCATCAATCTGCAATTTGAAGAATGGGGAATTTGGGGGAAACAAAGCGAGTAAGAGCTTAGATGAGAGGTTGTTTACTCCTCGTGCTCCAAGTCCTTGCCAAGGGGTTGCAAAGTGAACTGCCCCTGTCTCTCCGAATACGGGAGGGATTAATGTAGGGATTGTGAACTTTGCACATTCCCTTGCCCTCATTAAGAAGGGACTACGCTTTGAATCGAGCTTGGCATATAAGGAAGCAGCACGACCTTGTATCTCTTCCTTATTCTCTTCCTGTTTCGATTCCATTTGAATCCTTAGTTAGGGATGTTTAATCCACTGGATGCACCAGATGATGGAGTAGTACCTGCGGTCTGATCAATGCGTAAACCAGCTCGTCCTTTAAGGCGAGATAGCTTTGCGACATCTGACTGCGCTGTATCTGCTGCTGAAGCCATAGCTACCGCAGGAGCTGGTGGTGCAGGGGCTGGAGGAGGAGGTGCAGCAGCAGGTGCTGAGGGGGAAGACATGCACATATTAATTGTCCAGTAAGTTTAAATTCTGTTGTTTATATTGATGCTCTAGGAATTCCATTACGGATTGCTCACCTTGTTTCCTGAAGAAGTCTTCGGTGGCACTACCACTAGGGCAAGTGTCTGGAAAGCGTTCCTTAAGAGCATCAAGGAATACCTTGTCAACTGTTGGGAAAACTTTAAATGTCATTTTCTCTTTCAAGTGTTGACTCCTATAGTCGTAGGTAATTGAGGTTCGTTGCTGGGCGGGGGTTCAGGGGCTGCTAGTTTTTTACCAAAGATTGCATCCCAGTTAGATTCAAACTTCTCTTTATCGAGAATTGGACGAGGTCTGCACCCTTTACCACCGTCATGGCTAGGGAGATTTACTATTGTTCTGGTCATTAATTAACTCCAATAATTCCACCCGATATACGGTACGGGTAATCTCGTTTACGGTAGAAGCAGTACTCAATATCAT